AAATTCATCAGACTTAGGCAAAGGTTTTAATTCTAAATCATTTTTTTTAGTTTGGTTTAATATGTTTTGACCGTCCATTGTAAAACCTAAACCACTATTAAATTCAAAATCTAATGGATCATCTATTGCAGAAACTTCTCCCCCCGTTTCAGTATCTTTTACTTTTCTTACATAAAGTTCAGTAGTATCTTTTCTTAATGGATGCCCTAACAATCTATGAAGTGTTATAAAATCATGCGGTCTATTGCCCCATGGTTGCCCTCCTTCGCTTTCACTTTTTCTAGGTGGCATATTATAACCAGCATATTCATGTCCCTCTGGATATAATCTCCTTGATGCCTCGCTTGTTACATGAGTATTTACACTTGTTACATGAGTATTTACATAAACAGAAATATCTTTACTCATGCAAAAGTTTATACATTCATTCAAAAATTGATAATTTGCTGAATGTGTAAACTCTCTATCTAATCCAGTAAAAGGGTCAATTAAACAGCCATCATAATTACCGTCATCAAATATTTTTAATAGCTCTTTAGATTTGTAAAAGTTTTTATTATCTACAAAATCAAACCATTGCTGAATAATTAGTTCAACCCTAAATACTTCGCTTAATTCCATATCTTGTAATCTTTGTCCAGTATAAAATTGTATTAATTGCCTTACTAATTGACCTGCTTTATTTTCTCCAGAATAAATACACCATTTTAAATTATGTCTAACTGATAAAGCAAGATAATACCATAATATCCATATTGTTTTACCTACGTTGTCTAAGCCGTTAATAATTGTTAGTTGACCTTTTTTAAATCTTATTGCATCATCTAACTTTAATAGTCCAGTATCTAAGCCTTTTGATATTCTACCAGCATGATAATCTTGTAAGTATTGATTTATTTCATTTTGATTAGTAATCATATCGCCCACCCCCTATTTATTTTTTGTTTTTTAGTTAATAAGGGTTTTTGTTCTATTTGTAAATACTTATCAAAGTTTTCTGGCTTTAAAAAGTGTTTAGGAATTATTTGATTTGATTCATTAGCCCATTTATCATTACAAAGGTTGTGAAATGCTTTACCAAAATCTTTTCCTTTATATCTTTTTGTAAGTATTTCTAAATGTGATTTATCTATTTGTGAAAGATAATTACTGTTAGATGGTTTTTCTAATAGTTTAGTTCTTGAATCATTAAACCAATTTAAAAATTTTTCGGGTGTGAATTTACTCACACTATCTGTATCTGTATCTGTATCTGTATCTGTATCTGTATCTGTATCGGCTTTTTTGGGTTTGTTTGGGTTTTCAATTAACCCACTGGGTTTTTTCGGTTTTTTTGGTCTACCACCTTTAGCTCCATTTATTGAGTTTCTATCACAAATTGACTCATATTTCTTTAAGTCTCTTTTTAGTTGTAACTCTATTGGTTTCCAAGCTATTAAAAGAATTCTATCATCTAAAACAGGATTTAAGTCATTAACATATTCTAACAAATGTTGAAATAATTTACCTTTTTCAGCATCAGTTAAATGTTCAATAGTGTGAATTATATCACAATAAATTAGGAATGATTTTTTATTTTCAGCCATTATATCAAGTTTTTTGTTATTCGAGTTTTGTAAAAAGAAGTGTGCAGGAACTCGATTAACCTCATTGAACAAAGCCGCTAAACTTTGACACACTACAAATATACTAATTAAAATGGTAAATCATCATCTTCAGTATCATTTTTATTTAATTCTGTAGATTCTTTAACTTCAGTAGCTTTAAAAACCCTCCAAGCATCCAAATTATGATAATATTTGCCATTAAATTCCCTTGAACTAAGATTAAAATTAACCTCAACTTCATCACCTGTTTTATTATACTTATTAAAGTTTTCTACTTTTTCATCTCCAAATAATTGAAAACAAACCTCTGGATTAAATTGGTTTCCAGTATCAACTACAAATTGTAGTTTTTTCCAATCCTTTCCAGCCTTACTTGTTCCAGATTCTACATCTAAAACTTTCGTTATTTTTCCTTTTACTTTTAATTCACTCATAATTTATTTAGTTTAATTGTTTATAATTTAATAATGATTGTCTTTCTTTACTATTCATCCAAGCACCCTTACTTTTATAATAAGTATTTTCTTTAAACTCGTTATCTATTGGTTCTGTTCCTATACTCCTCTCTAACAACTGATTTGTTAGAACTTGATGAACTGTAGTGACACTTGTTTTATACATTTTAGCAATTCCACCTAAAGTGAAGTTTTGCATTAAACCTACTAAGTTTGCTTTTTCTAAAGATGTTCTTTGATGGCTTTTTTCAGCACCCCTTGTTTCTTCTGTTACCTTCATTTCTTTAATAGTGATTTTAATATTACTAACAAATTCTTTTCAGCGTGTTTTATTGCTTCTTCTTTTGTTGATATTTCACTTCCAACCACTTTACCGCTTTTAGTTTTAATTGAATAACTCCAAAGCCCGTTTTCTTCTTTAAGTGTTTTTAAATCGTATTCGGTTAAAATTACCTTCATATTCCTACAAATTTATAAATTGAATAACTTGAAGTGTTCCCATACTTATTAGTAAACTTCTTTAATGTGCTTGAAATATTAAAACCTTCTTTTCTTAACTGATAAATCTTATCAGCTAATCTAGTTATATTATATTCCTTAATTGCTTCAAAACTTGTTATTTGTTTAAATTCCTTTAAGTGTCTTAATACTTCTTCTTTTTGATTTGTTGGTTTCATTTACTTTGTTTTAAAAAAAGGGCAGCTCCTCATGTTGAGAGAAAGTTATTTCTTTTTGGAACGGCTTTATTGCCTACTACCCTTTTTAATTGTTTAACTTTTCAAATATATATATAAATTTGTAATTACAAAAATATATTTTAATTTATTTTAAATGTTCCCGATTTGGGAACTCTATTAATACTCCTTTATCACCAAAAAACTTAATTATAATATCTATTATTTCATTCATTTCTTTAGTGTTTAATTTTGTTGTGCTTTCATAATTAAATAATGCTACCTGTATAGGCTTCCAAAAAAACATCTTAACAAGTTCTGGAGTGTATTTTAAATATATTTCTTGACCTTTTAAACCAAAATATCTATATTCCATCCCTAATTCATTTAGCTGTTCAGATATTAATACAAAGAATTTATGTAAAGCAGAATTTTGTTGTGTAGTTCTATTTCTTTTTACCTCTTTTAATTCTACTAAAGATTTTCTAACCGTAAAAATATCACTTTCAACTTCAAAAGCTCTCAAATCTTTTTTATCTGATAAATCGTAATTCATTTTATTTTGTTAAATAATTCTTGTAGTTTTTTGTTTTTTAACTTTGCTTCTCTTGAGCTTTGGTATTTCTCACAAATGTTATTTAACTCTAAAGATATTAACATATAGTTTTTAACTAAAGAATCTTTCTTACTTAATTCAATATTAGATTCTAAAACTTTAATATCTTTATCTATTTTTTCGTTTCTATATCTTGTGACATACATTATTGTTGTACAAAAGAAACCAACCATTCCTATAAAATATATCTTTTCCATATTACTCAATTTCTCCATTTACATACATTTTAAATAATATTCTAGCAACATTTGAAGCGTTGCCTTTTCCACACTTATTAACAAAGTCGTTTTTTTCTTTCCAACTCATTCTAATAGGTATATAAGTTTCAGATATTCTAGCCTTCATTACTTTTTGTAAATGTTCTTTATTTAATCCTTTTCCTATTTCTTCTGGTAACTGGTTACCATTAGCATCAGATTTTTTAAATTTATTTTTCATTATTTATTTTTTTAATTATTAAAACTTCTTCTGTATAAGTTACTTTTGGAACTTCTAAAACAACACCATCTTCATTAACTACAGTATTCCCTTTCTCCCATTGGCTAAAGTTATCTTTTAGGTTGTTTTCAATTTCTGTTAAATTGTCTTTTGCTATTTTATACGATTCACATCCTTTAAAATTCCAAACTTTTCTACCGTTTCTTTTCTCCATTTTAAAGCCA